GACCAGGCCTGGCTGCCCACCTTCGTCAGGTCGAAGACGCCGACGAGCGCGGCCTCGACGGGTTCGCCACTGGCGGCGGCGCCAGCCGCGATGCCGAAGATCGAGCCGACGAGCAGGCCGTCGCCGGAGGTGACCGCATAGGGCGCGGTCAGGGTGATGGTGTTGCCGGGCTGGACGTAATTTTTCACGGCGGGGTTCCTTTCGCGGAAACGGAAACGGGCGGCCCGTCAGGACCGCCCGGATGTCAGGGTTCGGGATGGGGGCGTTATGCGCCCGGGTTCTTGTAGAGGCCGCGCCAGTCGATGGCCTTGGCGCCGAAATCGAGGCGGCACTTGATCTCGACGCCGTCGACGTCGAAACCGTTGCGCGTCTCGATATAGGCGCCCTGCTGACCCTCGAGATAGGCGTATTCGATGGTGTCGATCTGGTTCGGGCTCGCCGCCAGATACCAGGCGGTTTCGCTGGCGGCATCGAGCCGGGGCTCGCTGATCGGTGCCAGCGTGCGGATCGACTGCGGCACGACATTCCCGCTCTGGGCGGGCACGAGGTTCTGGGCGACCAGCTGCTCGGCCTTCAATTCCAGCGCGGCGGGCACGATCAGGAAGGCGGGACGGATGTTCAGCACCGTCTTCTTGTCGAGCCCGGTCTGCTTCGCCATGGCGGCGCGTGCCGCACCGACGCTGCTCACATCCAGCGCCGCACCGGTGCCTGCGAGGTTCTTGTGGTTGGCGTGGAACAGCGCCGTGCCATCGGCCATCGCCGGGTTCGCGGTAATGATCCCCCAGACGACATCGCTTTCCAGCTGGGCGATGGAGTTGCCGTACATCGCCGGGATGCGCGTGAAAGCGTCGAGATCGTCGTTGATCAGCGTCTGGCGGGTGATCGCGACCACCCGGCCATAGGTCTTGACCTTGTAGCTCTCCTTGCTCTCGCCCAGCGTCCCGCGCTTGAACTCGCCGCTCTCGCCGACTTCCAGCAGTTGCGGCGCTTCACCGAGCTGCACCCGGTGCATCGCCTTGAAGTCGGTGGCGAGCACCTGGCGGCAGAAGAGCGAGAAGGTCCGGGGATAGGCCTCGTAGGCCTGCCGCAGGGTCTTGTTGGTGACGGCGGCGAGGATCTCGGGGAAGTCCGAGGTCGAATGCAGGGCGCGGGTCGCAACCTCGTCGCGCGACAGGCCGCGGGTATTGACTCCGACATTGCCGAGGCTTTCGCGGGCGAGTTCCAAGAGCGTCATGCCGCGATACTGACGCGCTGCGTCCTCCAGCGGGAAGAGCGTCGGGCTGTAGCGGTGCAGCAGCGCGTTCGCCACCGCGTCGCGGCGGGTGATGCGCTCGTCGCGCCCGCCGAGCGGGACCGACACCTGGCCGAAGGTCCGGGTTTCGTCCGACTTCGCGACGACCTGATCGACGATCAGGCGGCGAGCTTCGTCGACACCGACACCGCGCTTCACCAGATCCTCGGCGAAGCTGCGCTCGAGGTTCAAACGGCCCACCAGATCGTAGATGGTCGAGACGCGGTCGCGCTCCGCCTCGCGGGCGCGGGTCGCGACAGCCTCGGTGTCGGGCGCTTCCGGTTTCGCTGGCGCGGACCTTTGGTTCGAGGGCCCGGGCTGGCTGCGCGTGTCGGTGGCATGGGCCTGCGCCTCGGCCGCGCCGGTCTTTTCGTCGGTCATGGTGGTCTCCTCGGTCGCTGCCGTTTCGCTTGTCGGGTCGGCCACGACCTCTTCAGTCGGGGCCGGAGTCTGGGTCTTCTCCGTCATCGGGGATGCTCCTTGCTCAGTGGGGGCGTCCCGGCGATGGAGGACGCAATCGTGGTGTTCGCCCTTGGCGCGGAAGCCCGCGGCAGGATCGGCGCCGACCGGCACGGCCGAGATCTCGAACGGAGTCCAGTCAACCGCCCGCCAGAGCTCGCGACCGCCATCGGGCTTAGAGATGTCGAACCGGTGGACCTGATAACCGATGGAGACCGCCCGGATGTGCCCGGCCTGGATGTCGCGCCAGATCGGCTCGACATCGGCCCGCTCGCTGATCCGCACCAGGGCGATGCCGCGCCCGTTCTCGATCCGCGCCGAACCCGGCACGACCGAGCCGATGACGGCGTCGAGCGTGTCGATCTCATGAACCTTCAGGAAGGGCGCACCCGCGTTCAGCCGTTCTAGCCGCACATGGGCAGGGTCGAGGCTCAGCTCCTCGTCATAGGGCTCGCCGAAGAACCTCGCCCGCCGGACGCGCGCGCCCGCCGACCAGATCACCTCGACCGTGCGTGCGTCGTTGTCGACAGTGTTCGGCGCAAGCTCCGCCGACCGGCGAAGCGCCGGCAGTTCGATCATCGTGTCCATGAAGTCAGTCCTGTTGGGCGGAGTCCGGCTGCCCCGGGTCGGATTGCGGATTGGTTGCCGGGTCGCTCGCCTGCGCGCTGCCGGTCTTGGTGACGCGGCGGGGATCGCTATCGAGCACCAGCCCGAGCGCGTCGAGCTTAGCGTTGGTCGCGGCGATCTCAGCCAGCACGGCGTCGGGATTGCGGCCCTGCTGTGCGATCACCTCGGCCAAAGTCATGGTGCCCGAGCGGATCGCCAGCAGGTTCGCCATCGCATCCTTCTGCGGATCGACTGCCTCGAATTTCGGCGGCGACCATTCGACCGGCACATCCGGTACCGGGATCTGGCCTGCCGCCCAAGCGGCCTCGATGAACCAGCGCCAGACTGGGGCGCAGAGCATCGGGATGAAGAGCTGCCACTGCACCGCGTCGATCATCCTGCGGAACTCGACCAGCCCCGCCCGGATCGAGGAATAGTTCACCTGGCTCAGATCCCCGGTCAGCAGCTCGTAGGGCACCCGGAACCCGGCCGAGATGGTGTGCAGGCTGGCGCGCTTGTATTCGCCGTAGCCGCCTGTGGCGGAGGGCTGGTTGAACCGGATGTCCTTGCCGCCGCGTGCGTATGCGATGAGGCCCGGTTCGAACTGCTCAACCCGGTTGCCATCGGCGTCGACCACGGCGGGCGCGATGCCCTGCTGCGCCTCGTCATCCCCGAAGACGATGGCGGTGACGCAGGCCTCGGTCTTCTTGCGGACGATTTCGGCGACCTCGTAATCGTCGAGATCACGAAGGGCGCGGATGACCGGCGCACCCCAGGGAACGCCGCGCGCCTGCGTGCGCTGCTTCTCGTAGACATGCGCGATTTCGCTCGCCGGGACCGGTCGGCTCTGCAGGCCGTTCTGCAAGCCGCCGAAGGCGTCGCCGGGATGCTCGGCGTGGAGCCAGTAGGCCCTGCGCTTGCCGAGCGGATCGAACTCGATCCCCTGGACCAGCCGCCCCGCGCCGAGAACGCCGGATTTGGTGGCGTCGAGGAAGTCGGCCTCCAGCACCTGCAGTTGCAGCGGGACAGCAAGGCCGTCTGCGGCGCGGCGTAAGCGACGGCGCACCAGCACTTCGCCGGCCTCGACCATCTCACGGCAGATCAGCGTCTGAAGCCCGTAGAAGTCGAGCTGGCCGTCGGCGTCACAGGCCTCGGCCCATCGTTCGAACAGATCGTCGACGCGGCGGTCCAGCGCCTCGTCCCCGCTGGCGGCACGCGGCATGATGCCTGCGCCAACGATGTTGTTCACCAGCACCGCCACCGCCTTGGCCGCGTGCGGGTTGTTGCGGACGAGATCGCGCATCCGATCACGCAAGAGCGCCCCGGCCACGCCGATCTCAGTGTCAGCCGAGGATCCCGGGGCACGCCAGCCCTCCGTGCGGCGTCCTCGCGCGGCGCCTTCGTAGCCGCGCGCGAGCGTCTCGAACGCCTGTCGCGCCAGGACACGCCGCGCGGCGACCCGAGGGGCGACCGAAGCGATGGCGCGGTCGAACCAGTTCGCCGCCATCAGCGATCCCCGCGCGAGAAGCCCGCGAGCCCGGCGATCGGAAGCGGCCGCCCCACACTGGCAATCGCGCGTTCGATGGTGCGGATGCGGGCGAGCAGATCCTCCGCCGAGCCGTAATCCACCGACTTGCCGTCATAGCTGACGCGGGTCGTGCCGCTGGCATAGGCCCGGCGCAGTGCCGAGAGCTCGGCTTCGGTCCAGTCGGTCATTTCAGAACCATCCTTCCCGCCGCCCGATCCAGTCGGAACGGCGCTTGCCTTGGGGTGCCTGTCCCGGCCGGTGGATCTGCCCGGCGGGATCACTATCGGTGGGCGTCGCCCCGAGCTGGTCCTCGAGGTCGCGCCATTTCTCTACGGGCCAGCGGTCGGCGCCCGCGATCCAGGCAGCCGCGCGGGCGTAGACCCGGCAATCGAGTGCCTCGTTGCGCTCGCGCAGCTTCTGCCATTCAAGCTTCGCGAAGCCGCGCTTCGTGCGCACCGTCACAAGCTGTTCAGCCACGACCTGCTTCAGCCACTCGCTCTCGACCCATGTCGGCAGGTGGATCGTGCCGGGCGGGAACGCCGCGCCCTCGTCACGTTCCTCGGCCGTCGGGCGCTCCAGCCGCAGGAAGCGGTAGGTTTCGGCCTTGAAGGTCGAGACGGCCACCGTCCAGAGCCGGGCGCCGCGACGCAGGCGCTTCCCGCCCTCGGTTGCATCCACGAATGTGGGGCCGGAGACCGGGCTGGAGCGATTGAAGCCTTCGAGCCCCTTGACTGGCGCGACCTGTGCAAAGCCGACTTTGCGCGACCAGGCATAGACGGCCGGGGCTTCGTAGCCCGTGTCGATGGCGAGCCGCGCGATCCGAAGGTGCGCTCCGTTTTCATGCGGCCACGACCGGTCGAGGAGTGCCGTCAACTGGTCCCAAGCATCATGCCGATCCGGCCCGCCCTCGATCACGACGTGATCGACGAGCCAGCTCTCAAGCCCTCGGCCCCAGGCCCAGACATCGACCTCGATGCGGTCCTTCTGGACATCCGCGCCCGCCGTCAGGAACAGCCCGCCCGCTGGCACCGTGCCTGGCCGCCACGCCTCGCGGCGGTCGTAGAGCCGCTGCCAGTCCGGCGCCTCGCCGGTTTCGACCCATGTCTCGCCGAGGATAGTGTTGCGGAACGCCTTGATCGCCTCGTCGGAGCCTTGGGCCGCCTCCCAGCTGCGCGCGATCCGGGACCAGCTGAGCCAGCCCACCGGCGAGTAGAGTGCAGAGAGGTGGTAGCCGACCGTCGTGGGATCAGCGGTCGTGGCGGTTGCCCGCCATTCGCCGCGCTCCAGCATCGCCGTCTTGTGGTGCTCCGCGATGGGTTGATCACAGCTCTCGCAGAGATACTCCGCCGTCTCCGGCTTGCCCTTCTGCCAGCGCAGCCGATCGAACTTCAGCCACTGCATCGCCCCGCAATGCGGGCACGGGACGAAGTAGCGCCGCTGGTCGGACGCCTCGAACTCGCGCTCGATGCGGCTCAAGCCCCGGATCGTCGGCGTCGAGACCAGGAACACCTTGCGCCGGTGGGCGAAGGTCAGCGACCGCGCCTCGGCCAGGGTCACCGGATCGCCTTCCTCGTCGGCTGAGGCCGGATAGGCATCGACCTCATCGAGGAAGATGTAGCGCGCGGGGGTCGAGCGCAGGCCGACCGCCGAGTTCGCGCCGGTCATGATCAGGATGCCGCCCGCGAATTCCTTGGACAGCATCGTGTTCCCGGCGTCGCGGGATCGGGCCGGTTTGACCCGCTCCCGGAGCTCGGGACTTTCGTCGATCAGCGGGTCGATCCGCTGCCGCGAGTTGCGCTTGGCCAGTTCCACGGTCGGCTGGACCGCGAGCATTGGGCCCGGCGCTTGGTGGATCGCGAAGCCGATCCAGTTGTTGCCGGCTTCCGTCGCGCCGACCTGCGCAGCCTTCATGAAAACGACCCGTTGCGCCGCGTCGCCGGGTGACAGCCGGTCCATGATCTCGCGCATGTAGGGCGTTCGCATCGTGCGGTAGCGCCCCGGTTCGGCCGAAGCGCGGGACGCCAACATCCGGTGCCGGTCCGCCCATT